CCGCAGGCCGTGAGCACGGGCGGAGACTATTCGACGCGCGCCAAGGCCAAGGGCTTTTCGCTCTTCCTCGAGGGTGTGCTCGCGACCGAGAACATGGACCGCCTCGCGGACCTCGGGGTGCGTGACTCCCTCCTTTGCGGATTCGCGGCCCTGAAGGTGACGCCCGAGACCGAGCGCGTGTGCTTCGAGCGCCTCAAGCCGTGGTGCCTCTTCCTTCGCGAGGCCGAGTGCAACGGAGACCTTCCCCGCCGGCTTTACTACGTGGACGACTTCGACCGCGGTGCGCTCGCGGACATGTTCCCCGATTCGGAGCACGCGATCATGGCCGCGCCGATGCCGTCGCAGGTGGGTACGACGCGTCTCATGGACACGTGGAACCCCGACGCGGTGCGCGTGGTGGAGGCGTGGAGCCTCGGCACGCCCGAGAAGCCGGGCCGGCACGTTATCGCGATCGAAGGGCACGCGCTCCTGGACGAGGAGTGGACGGAGCCTGAGTTCCCGGTGGCCGTGCTTCGCTTCTACGCGCCCCCGGTGGGCTTCTTCCCGGTGCCGGTTGCAAAGCTCCTGCTTCCGATTCAGCGGGAGCTTGAGTTCACCGCGGCTCGACTCCAGCGCGCGTTCCGTATCATGAGCTCGGCGCACTTCGTCGTGGCCCCCGGTGTGGAGTTCAGCACGGAGCAGATGACGAACGAGATCGGCACGGTGTGGCGCGCGAACCCCGGCCAGATTCAGCCGTTCGTGCCGCCGGCCGCATCGCCCGACCTGTACCGTTACTTCACCGACCTCGGGCCCATGATGACCGAGATGAGCGGCGCATCGGCCATGAGCGTTGCGAACCAGAAGCCCGGCGGCGTGACGAGCGGCATCGCGCTTCAGACGCTCGACGACGTGGAGGCCGAGGGCTTCCTTGCGATGCACCGCGCGTTTGCCGATTGGCACGTGCAGATCGCGCGCCTGGCCATCCGCGCTTGCGCCGTGGTCGCCGAGGAAACGCCATCCTTCGCGGTGCGCGTCATGGGCAAGGGCCGCGCGCAGACCATCCGCTGGCGTGACGTGGCCATGGATGACGACGAATACGAGATCCGCGTGATGCCCACGAGCCAGTTCGCTCGTGACTTCGCGGCACGCATCGACCAGGCCGAGAAGCTCTTGCAGCTCGGGGCGCTCACCGTGCCGCAGTTCCGCGAGGTGCTCGACCTGCCCGACCTGCAAGCGGAAACCGACCTCGACCTTTCGGACCTCCAGATCATCGACCGGAACATTGAGGCGATCCTCGTGCGCCAGATCCCGATCATCGCGGAGCCGTTCGACAACCTTGCATTGATCATGCAGCGCGGCGTGAAGGCGTACAACCTGGCGCGCCTGAACGACGCCGACCCCGTGGCCCTCGAGCTCCTGCGTCGGTACATCCAGAGCGCGCAAGACCTCCAGGCCGCCGCCGCACCGCCTCCCGCCCCGATGGCCGCTCCTGGCCCCGAGGGCCTCCCGCCTGACCTTGCGCAGCTCGCAGGCCAGGCACCCGCACTAGCCTAGCGGAGAAGCATGAACATCGAGACCACGACCCCCATGACTACGAGTGCGCCGGCAGAGCAAACGGCGCAGTTTGCCAACACCAACGGCGACGACCGCCGGGCCCGACGCGAAGCCGCGATGGACGCCCTTCGCAGCGCGCAGCGTCCCGCAACCAAGGCCGAGCCCGAGGCATCGGAGCCGGATGAGGAGCCGGCACCCGAGGCCCCGGCGCTTTTGCGCGCGGAGCCCGAGGAAGAGCCCGAGGCCGACGAGAGCGAGGAGGACGAAGAGCCCAAGCTCGCGGCCGTTGTTCGCGCACGCGAGAAGGCGAACCGCCTTCGACGTGAGGCCGAGGCGCAGCGCATGGAGATTGAGCGCGACCGAATGCGCCTCGAGCTCGAGCGCCGCGAGGTGGAGCAGCTCCGCCGCGCCCGTGAGGCGATGGCCAAAGACCCGCTGGCGGGCCTTAAAGAGCTCGGCGTTGACTTGCGCGACCTGACGGAACGCGCGGCCATGGAGGGCACGCCCGACGCGCAGATCCACGAGCTCCGCCAGGCCCTCGAGGCGCAGCGCAAGGAGCTCGAGGACTACCGCCGCGGGCAGCAGGCGCGCGAAATGGAGGTGACGCGCACCAAGGCCGAGGCCGATTTCTTCGCCATGGCGCGTTCTGAGGAGCAGTTCCCCTACCTCGCCGCGCGGGCCGAGCTTCACCCGGAGCTCGTGAAAAGCCAGGCGTACGCGCTCCAAGACCAGTATTACAAGCAGACCGGCAAGGTGCCGAGCCTGCAAGAGATTGCAGAGGCGCTGGACTACCTCGCAAGCGAGGAGTATCGTCACGTCAACGAGCGCCAAGCTCGACGCGGCACCAGCACCGCCGCGGCATCCGGGACGGTCCCCGCAGCAGGCAAGCCGAAGCCCTCTCGCACGCTGAGCGCGTCGCGAGCCGGTGAGAAGTCCACCACGACGCCAGACCTGCGCACCATGGACCGCGATTCGCGGAAAGCCTACGTTGCGCAGCTCTTGAAGGCCGGGCGGCTCTAACGGCTAGCGCGCTCCAGGGCGAGAGGAATCCTCACCCTCTCGCCTGTTTTGGAGCCCTCACATGGCCGTTCTCGACCTCTCGAATGCCGAAAAGATCGTCAAGTTCCTTTATCCGGACTACACGGTCCCGCGCGAGCTCCGCAAGACGAACCCCTTCTATGCGATGCTCGCGAAAAAGACGAATTTCGTTGGTAAGAGCGTGGAAGTTCCGCTCACCATCAACACCACGCAGGGTGGTGGCTCGACCTTCGCGACCGCGAAGACCGCGAACGAGCAGAACTACGCCTATTCGGACACCTACAAGTCCTTTACGCTGACCCGCAAGAGCGACTATTCGCTCGCGACCATCGGCGGCGAGGCCATGAAGGCCGCCGTTATGGATGAGGGCGCGATGGTCGACCTCTTCCAGGACACGATCGACCTCGCGATGATGACCGCGATGCGTTCGATCGCGCGCAACCTCTTCCGCGACGGTTGCGCCTGGGCGGGCAAGGTCGGCTCGGTCTCGGGCTCCACGATCACGCTCTCGACGCCCTCTGACGCGTTCAACTTTGACCTGGGCATGCGCGTCACCGTGTTTTCGTCGACGACCTACCTCATGGACGGCGTTGTCAACTCGACGGACACGACCCCCTACTACGTCACGGGCGTCGACCGTAAGGCCGGCACCATCACGCTGAACAGCGTGACCAGCGTTTCGGCCGGCCAGTACATCGCGCGCGCGGGCGACCGCACCGCGTCGACGACGGACGCGAGCGTGTTCACCAACTCGCGCGTCATCACGGGTGCTTCGCAGTGGATCGCGGGCTCGGCGGCGGGCTCGACCACGGGCGCGAGCGCCGGTGCGCAGTTCCAGGCGTCGATTTACGGCGTGACCCGTACGAGCGATAAGACGGCTCTCGCCGGCAACTCGCTCGACTGCACCGCGGCGGCTCCCGACGAGGCGATCATTCAGCTCGTCTCGGACGTTGCGGCGGAGGGTGGCCGTCCCGACCACTGCTTCATGAACCCGCGCGACTTCGCGGCCCTGAACAAGTTCCTCGGCAGCCGCACGGTCTACGACCGCGCCGTGAGCATCGAGGACGCGGACATTGGCTTTCAGAGCATCGTGCTCATGGGCGACACGGGCCCCGTGAAGTGCGTCTCCGACATCAACGTGCCGCAAAGCCAGATCTTCGCGCTCCAGCTCGACACGTGGGACTTGTTCAGCCTTAACGCGGCTCCGCACATCCTCGACTACGACCGCAACCAGTTCCTCCGCGTGAGCGATGACGATGCGTACCAGATCCGCATCGGCTCGTACGCGAACCTGCGTTGCAAGGCCCCGGCGTTCAACGGCCGCGGCTTCAACTACCTCGCCACCTCCACCTTCTGAGGCCACCATGGCAGCCCGATCATTTGTCCAACTTCTCGGCGCTCCCGATCCGGGCGTCGTGGTGCTCGCCTTCAACTTCACGCCCAACGGCACCGGCGCAATCGCGTCGAGCGCCATCCGTGGGCGTGGGGTGGCCTCGGTCTCGTGGAATAACACCGACAAGGTTTACGACGTGGTTTTGTCCGACGAATACCCGTCGTGTCTCGCCGCGCAAGCGACGTATGTTCTCGCCGGCCCCGACGACAAAATCGCGCAGGTGCGCGCCGTCTTCGCCACCTCGAAGACTATCGGCGTGTGTATCTACGATATCAGCGCCGGCACGCGCGGCGACGTGAGCACTGGCACGATTCACGTCACCCTCGTTCTCAAAAACTCGGGCGTCTAATGAAGAAGCCCGCGCTTTTGATCGCTCTCGGTCGCGGACCGAAGGGCGGCATGGAAGACGAGGAAGAAGCGCCGGAATCCGAGCGCGGATACGCCGAGGAAAAGAAAGCCTTGGCCGCTGACGTGCTCGACGCCGTGAAGAGCGGCAACAAGCAAGACCTCGCGGACGCTCTCGAGGCGTTCGTGATGGCCTGCAACGACTGAGGAGATGAGAGATGGCACGGAGCAGGACACTCGGAGACATGCGCTCGGACGTTCGGCTCCGTGCCGATCTCGTTGGGAATCAGTTCGTTACGGACTCAGAGCTCAACGAATACATCAACCAGAGCCTCGCGGAGCTCTATGACCGCCTCGTTGGCTCGCGCGGCCAAGAGTACTACGCCGCCGAGCAGGTCATCACGACCACGGGCGTGGAAGGTTACGCGCTCCCGGCGACGCATTACGAGACGCTCTATGTGGAGCTCGAGGACAGCGGCGCACGCGTGCGGCTCGGGTCGTACAGCTTCCACGAGCGCGCTTCCCTCATCGGCACGTCAACGGCCAACCCTGGCCGGCCGGTGGCCTTCCGCATTATCGCGAGCAACATCACCTTTTTGCCGGCCCCCACGGCCGGCTACACGATCCGTCATTGGTACGTGCCCGCGTGCCCGCGCCTGGCCTCGGATTCGGACTCCTTCGACGGCGTGGATGGCTGGGAGGAGTACGCCATTTGGCGAGCGGTGGCCTACGTGCAGCAGAAGGAGCAGCTTGACCCGAGCTTTGCGCTTTCCTTCGTGACGGCGCTCGGTCAACGCATTGACCGCCTTGCGCCCTTCCGCGCGACGCAGAACACGGAGCGCGTCACCGACGTGTACGGGACGCTCCGTTACGACACGGACCCTTCGCGCTTCCTCCCGAGGCCCTGAGCCGTGGCCAAGCCACTATCTGGACGCCCCGAGCTCATCGGCCTGACGACCACGCGCCTTCGCACCGTGCCGACGCGCGTGCTGCGGACCGAGGAGGCCGCCACGACGGACGCGCAGCGCCAAAGCCAAATGGGCTTCACGCGCACGAACGAAGTGATCAAAGCCGTCGAGGCGCTCCAGCAAGTGCCATTCGGCAACGGCGAATTTTTGACCGTGCCCGATGGGAGCGGCGGACGAAACGAGCTCATCACGTTCGGCGCGGCGGGTACGTACACGATCCCGCACACGCTCGGGCGGCCCGTCGAGGGCTTCGTGGTGGTCGACTGCCAGACCTCGGGAAACCATCGCATCCACCGCATCGCCCGCACGCGCAGCGAGGACGAGCGCAGCGTACAGTTCGACATTCAGGCCGCGTGCAGCCTCAAAATTTGGGTATGGTGAGCCATGGCTAACGAAGCGAAGCCCGGCGCGGGCGTCATTGTGCGGGCCGACTTCGGCGGCGGCATCGACCAAAGCATGGACGCGTGGCGCGTCCCGCCGTCGCAGCTCTCCGCCCTCGTCAACGGCCGCCTTGAGCGCGTGGGCAGCGTGCGCAAGCGCACCGGATACACGGCACTGACGCCGCCGATTGCCAGCACGGCGCAGCAACCCGTAGCGGCGCTCTCGCAAGGCAAGCAGACCGCTACCGTGGAGCTCGCGACCGACAACGCCGCGGACAACTGGACGCGCAATTTCGTTGACCAGCGCATCGGCAACGAGTGCCGTCGTGTGGCCCGTAGCTACGCGCCCGGTAGCGCCGCGGACTGGGTTACGACGGGCCCGGTGGCCGACGTGGTTGCCGATACGATCGTGCTCGACGGCAACGCGGGCAACATCGCCGAGACCGTGGACTACGCAACCTCGGGCGAGTTCATTTTCGTGGCGAAGCTCAATGAGCCCACCAGCGCGACCTCCGCGGCCGCCCTGACGCTGACGCAGTACGACCGCACGACCCGCGCCGTCATTTCAGAAAAGACGCTGATTTGGACCTCGGCGCGTGTGTACGTCAAGCTCCTCGCGTTCGACACGCCGCAGGCTCTCGTGGTGTCGGTGGCCCACAACAGCGCACCGGGCCTCGGGACGTGTGAATTCTTCCTTTACACGTTCAGCGCGTCGGGCCTGACGTTCGTTACGGCTCCCGCGCCAACGGTGCGCCAAACCACGATTTCGTGGGTCGACGTGACCGCGTTCCAGGGCCTCCCAGAACAGAAGTACCGCCCGCTTTGCCCGTTTGACGTAATCAAGCGCGGGCAACGGCTCTTCTTCGTGAGCTACTCGGCAAGCGCCTCGGCTTACCGTGCGGAGCTCTTCGACGTGTCGGCGGTGGCCATCACCTCGGTGGGAAACAACGACTTCAAGCCCGCGGGCACGGTGGACGCTCACGTACTGAGCGCATGTAACATCAACAGCCGCGTGGCCATTTGCGCGGGCGAGTACCATCCCGCGGCTTCGCCGGACTACTACACAGCCGCGAACACGAACGCCGTTCTCATCGTGCTCGACATGGCCGCAATCACGGTCAACGCGTTTTCGATCTTCCCCATCACGCGTACGAACGCCGCGGCACGCGTGGCCCCTGGCCGCGTGACGGTGCAGCAGTACAAGGCAACCGACGCGACGGAGGCCCGCGTAGTGGGCATCCTCGAGCAACTCGAGTACTCCGCGCCCGGCATCGTATGGACGCACCAGCTCGTGCGCGTGGGCATCGGCGAAAGCCGCGCGACGGCAGATGACGTGCTCGTGCGCCTCTCCTCGGCGGTGCCATCGTCGCGCATGTTCAACTTGCAGGCGACCACGCAAATCCCTTCGACGGACGTTCTCCTGACGCGGATGCCCGTGACCGTGGGCGCAAGCGTGCAGACGTTCTACGGGCGCGACACGGGCAACCCGGTGACGGATTTCGTCTCCAACTACTCGAGCACCATCGGAACGCTCGCCATCGTGGGCCCCACGGCAACGACGTTGACGACCGTGGCCGGCCCGGTGCAGACCATCGCGCCGCGCCTCGTGCCGGCCCCGCCTCCCTCGCCGATTCAGATCAGCGGTCAATGGTACGTACCGCAGCTCGTGGCGCTCGACGGCTCCGCGGGCTTCGGTGTGGCGCTCGTGCGCCTAACGGAGCGCAGCGTGGGCGACGTGAGCCCTGGCAGCTTTGGCGGCCTCCCGGTCTACCCCGGCGGCGTGCTCCAGCAGATCGACGGCGAACGCGTAGGCGAGGTCACGCTCGCAGACCGCCCGCACGTGTGGTTCGTGAGCGCCACCAACGCGGGAGCCGTGGACGACTTCGCGGCCGGAGATTACCTCATCCAAGCCGTGGCGAGCTACCGTGACTCCGCGGGCAACATTCACCGCAGCACCCCGAGCGATCCTTATCGCATGGTCGTTGGAGGCGTCACGGCCCGCACGTGGACGATTTATTACTCGCCGACGAGCTACACGAACCGCAACGACGTTTCGATCGAGTTCTACGTGACCGAAACAAACGGGACCATCCTCCGTTCGTGGTTCACGCGTCCCAATCCCACGCAAGGCTCGGTCGCCACCTTCGTCGTGAACGACCCGCAAGCCGGCGGGACGGGCCTTCCCTCGCTTGACTCGACGACGATCTACACGACCGGCGGCGTTCTTCCGTTCGTGCCCGTGCCATCGTGCCGCTTCGCGACGCTCTTTAAGAATCGGCTTATCGTCGGCGGCGCAGACGACCCGAAGAGCGTCTACTACTCCAACGGCCCCACGGCGTACCAATCCGCCAACTTCGCGGTTGGCAACGTCATCCGCATGGAGCACGAAAGCGGATGCACGGCCGCGGGCAACGTCAACGATAAGCTCATCCTCTTTTCCGCGAACGGCGTCTATGCGAGCTTCGGGCAGTTCCGAGACGCGACCGGCGCGGGTGACGCGCTCGCGGAGCTCGAGAGCATTCACGATTACATCGGCTGCACGCAGCCCGTAAGCGTGGTGAGCATCCCGCCGGGCCTTATCTTCTTCGCATCGGACGGGCGCTTCTACCTCATCGACGAGCGCCTTGGGCTCAACCCGATCGGCCTCAAGGTGCAGGACGTAACGCTTGGTACCGGCTCGGGCGCGTTCAACGTCGTGCAAGCGGCGGTACACATCGAGGCCGAGCGCGAAGTGCGCTTCTACATGCAAGACCCGCTGAGCCTCACCGCGGCCGCGCTCGTCTATAACTACCAAGTAGACCAGTGGAGCTTTGACCTTATCACCGACCCGTCAACGAGCAGCTTTCCCGGCTCGTGGGCCGGCGCGTGCTTCTCGGACGCCCTGCGGTGCTTTGTGGTGACGCCCTCGAGCTACATGCAGGACAACGGGCAAAGCTACCTCGACGGGACGGTGTATTACTTTCTCCAGCTCCGCACGGCATGGATTCAGCCCGCCGGCACGCAGGATTACAGCCGCTTCCGGTACGCGCAGATCCTCGGGCGTGTCGCCGACGCGCACAACCTGACGATGAACGTCTATTGCGACTTCGACGAGACGACCGTGCGCGCCACGGGCACGTGGACCGCGGCGCAGCTCGCGCCGGTGTCCTCGACGGTCTACCCGGAGCAAGTGCGGCTCCAGGTGGGCACGCAAAAAACGCAAGCCATCAAGATCGAATTGTACGACGCCGCGCCCGCCGGTGGTAGTACTGGCAAGGGCCCCCAGTTCGTCGGCCTCGCCCTCGAGATGCTTCCGCTTGGCGGAATGCGGCGACTTCCAGACACGCGCAAGAGGTAACGACGATGCCCGACATTTTTGAGACGATCCTAGGTGGCGCACTCGCCGGCGGCGCGAAGAAGTATTTCGTCCCGGAGAAAATCCAGCGGCAAGACGTGCTCGGCGTGGGCCAGATTGGCGGAGACCCGAATCGCGTCGAGGACGAATACCAGCGCCAGCTTCGCGAGCAGCTCGCGCAGCGTCAACGCGCCGAAGAAGCGCGTCTCTACGACGAACAGCGTCAACGCATCCTTGGTGCAATGCAGCCCTCAACCGTCGCGACCGAGGCCGCACGCCAGCAAGCCTACCAAGGCGCGCAAGCGACCCTTGGCGCAGCTCGAAGCCAGGGAGGCATCGCCGGTGCGCAAACGAGCGGCCTCGCCGCTCTAGGTGCCGGCCAGGCGCAGCAGGCGGGCATGGTCGAAGCTCGCCAGGTGCAGGCGCAGGAGGAGCAGCGCAACGCGCTCGCGCAGGCGCAGCTTGCGGAGATGCTCCGCCAGCAGGAGCTCGCACGCATCGCGCTTGAGCGCGGCGACGTGGCGCAAGCCCTCGGGGCGCAACGTGCGCTTCTGGTGCCCGAAATCGAGATGCGGCAGCAGTACGCCGCAGCCGAGGCCGAGCGCGCTCGCCGGATGCAAGGCGCAACGGCGCAGGGCCTCGCGACCCTCGGCGCGTCAGCATACGATGCGTATTCGGCATACGAAAAAGAGCAGCAGAAGAAGGCCGACGACGAATTCAAGCGCGTGATGGGGTTCTAAATGGCGATGCAACCTTTCCAGATGCAACCGCGTGCGGTATCGTTCGGTCAACCGGCCGCGCAGCCCGAGCAGTTCTACGCGGGCAACGTGCCGCCCGAGCTCATGGCGCAGGTGCAGGCCAGCAAGCAAGCGCAGGAAGAGGAGCGCCGCGCCTACGAGGAGCAGATCGCAAGGCTCCGCGCGATGCCCGGCCAGCAGATCGAACGCATGTTTGCAGCGCGCGCCCCGCAGGAGGCCGCGGTGACGGCCCTCGGGCAGCGTGCAGCAACGCTCGAAGGCGGTGCAGCTCTCCAAGGCGTGCAGCAGGCTCGCGAGCGCGCGCAAGCTCAGGCGATGCAATCCCCGCAAGCCATCCTCGGCGGCCAGATCGGCACCGCAGCGGCCTCGCAGTTCGGCGCGCTCGAGCAAGAGGCAGCGGCGCGTCAAGCGGCCTACCTCCGCGGCCTCGGCGCGCTTGGCCAAGGTCTCGCGAGCGAGGCCGAGCAGATGCGCCTCACGGAGCAAGAGCTCCTCCGCGACATGCAAACTCGCTTCCTTGCGGCGCAGCGCGCGGCCGGTGGCCTCCAGGAGCGCAGCGCGGCATCGCGTCAAGCGCAGTTCGGGACGGCCGGCACGGTGGCCGGGACCATCCTCGGCGCTGTGGTGGGAGGCCCCGCCGGTGCAGGTATCGGCGGCAAGCTCGGCGGTGCGGCCGGCGGCGGTATGGGTTGAGGTAACAGCATGTCCAACGGATTCATGAGCCCAATTCCGAGCCCGCTCGACTTCGATCCCAACATCCCCGGCGGGTACGCCGTCCCGGCCGCCGTGCTCGGCTCAACGCCTGGCAGTGCGCAGGCAAGTACGGCCGTGCTCGGCTCCGCGCCCGTCGCGACGCCCGCACCGGCTCCCGCTCCGCCTCCTCCCACGCGCGTTCCGTATAGCGCCGATTGGTTCACGTTCGGCGGCGCATCGGCGGCGCAACGTCTCCTCGAGCGCGTGGGCGCGGCGACGATGGGCATCGACACGAGCGGCCCGGCAGCGGCCCCGGCCGCAGCAGCGCCCCAGGCAACGGGCGTGGGCGTGCTTCCGCTTTCGCAGCTCCCGCAGAGCTTTAGCGGCGTGGGCGCGCAGTATGCCCCGCCGTTGCCCGCAGAGGGCCCTAGCGCGGCCCCGGTGGCGCAAGGAGCACCGATGGCAGCCCCGGCCGCCGCAGCCCCGCCACGAGGCGCGCAGGGCGCGGGAGCGGGCGTTCCTGACTCGTTCATGGGCGTCGACCTTCGCGGGGCGAAGCAAGCGGCCGCGGGCCTTGGCCAGGTCTCCGAGGTGGGCGGCATCCAGATGGGCGCGCTTACGGGCGAGCGCAAGGCACTCGAGGAGCGTGCGGGACGACTCACCGAGGCGACCACGGCAGCAGAGGCGAACCTAGCGAAGGCGCAAGAGGCTGAGCAGGCGGTGGCGCGCGAGCGCGAGGCGCTCGCCGGCCAGCAGGCCGAGGCCGCGCGAGTGGCCGAAGAAGACTTGGCTATTGAGCGCCAGACGCGCCGAGTCGCAGCGGAAGACGCCGCGAAGAAGCTCGAGTCCGCGCAAACGGCGCTCGACGAGACCAAGATCGACGTGGACAAGGCATACGGCGGAGCAGCCGGGAGAATTTTCGCCGGTCTCGCGGTGGCCCTCGGCAGCTTTGGCGCTTCGCTCACGGGCGGCCCCAATTACGCGATGCAGATCGTCAACGACCGCATTAACCGGGAGCTCGACGCGCAACGCACGGAGCTCGACAAGGCCAAGGGCAAAGTTTCGGAGCTCGGGCGCATCCTCCAGAAAAATGAGGATTTGCTCGGCGACGCGACAAAGGCCCGCAACCTGGCGCGCGCGCAGACGTTCACCGCCCTCGCGGCTGACGTAGAAGCCCGCGCCAAGGGCCGCGAGCTCGCACCGCAGCAAGCCAAGGTGGTCGCGGACCTCCGCGCCCGTGCAGCAGCGGAAATGGACCAGCTCCAAGCCGGCATCCGCGAGACGCAAACGAAGGCGCAGCTTATCCCGGCCGTGGAGCGTCAGCAGCGCGCGCAAGCGGCTTTTGCGGCCAAGGCAGCGGCAGGGAAGGAAGAGCGCGACATTCGCAAGGCCGCGATTCTGGAAAGCATTAAGCAAGGGAACCTTACGATCGACCCGACGACGGGGAACCTTGTGCGCGGCGCGGGCAGCCCTGAGCAGCAGGAGAAGCTCATCGGCCGCACGACGGCGCTCGTGAAGACGCTGGACGAAAAGAACCTGATTACGGGCCCGCAAAGTATGGCCGAGCTTATGCAGAGCGTGGGTGTGGACCCGACGACGGGCACCCGCAACCCGAGCGCCAACGTGGCCGGGTTTGCCTTTGGGCGCACGAACCCGATGGCGATTAGCTCCGATGCGCGCGAGATCCGCCGCAAAATCGTGGAGCAGGTCGAATCCGTTGCCAAGGCATCGGGCGGCGTTGTCACCGACAGCGATCGCGAAGGGGCGCTCAAGCGCATCAACGGATCTGGCACGCTCGACGAGCTCCAGAGCGCCGTTGGCGACTTTTACGGCAAGTATGCCGCGAAGGCCCGCAGCTTCGCAGCCGCAGACCCGCAGGCCTTCCAGGTCATCGCGCAAAGCAACCCGGCCCTTGCGTCCGTGGTCAACTTCGGCCAGGCGCAATCCGCGGCAACGGCCGCGGGCCTCCGTCGCGGGGCGCGCTAATGGCCGACGTAACGATCCGCACTCCGCAAGGAGAGCTTTTCACCGGCCCGCAAGAGCGCGTCGCGAAGTTCCAGGAGCTCATCCCTGGCGCGCAGGTGCTCACGCCCGAGCAGGCGACCGAGGCCGCACGCGTCGAGGCGCTGCGCGAGGAGCAAGGCGGCATCACGGGCGCGGGCGTGCAGTTCGCCGAGAGCCT